AACAGTTAGAAAAAAGATTTGCAGAAGCAGATGCCGAAAAACTTGCAAAAGAATTTGCTTCAGCCGTTAAAAGTTTAGAGGATACAAATAAAGCTCTAGAAAGAAATAGCGAAGTGGAAGCGCAATTGTCGGAAGAAGCTAAAATTCAAACAGAATTTAAACAAGCAATTACAGATTTAGAAGAAAAATATACAGGAGATCAATTACAAGAATTAAAAGATTTACAGGTAATAAATCGAGATTTACAGCTTAAAGGATTAATTATTAAAAGAAATACTGAACAAGCAAAAAAATTAAATGATGCTTTTAAAAAAGTAGGAGAAGATATTGGTTCAGGTATTACTGATGCCTTAGCTAGTGCTGTCGAAGGAACAAAAACACTTGGAGAAGCGGCAAGATCAATTCTTAATGATATAGCATCATCCTTGTTAAGGATTGGAATTAATTCTGCGCTTACTGGTTTATTTGGTAAAACTAAAATAGGCGGATTTTTAGGGTTTGCGAATGGAGGAAGGCCACCCGTAGGCAAGCCTTCAATTGTAGGAGAGCGAGGGCCGGAGATCTTTGTTCCTCGTTCCGCCGGTACTATTATCCCAAACAATAAAATCGGCGGTGGTACTGTTAATAATATTAATGTAAATGTAGATGCGAGCGCTATGCAATCAGATGCAAACGAAAATCGCGGGAAAGAACTTGGCGTTGCTCTTGCTTCGGCGATACAATCAGAATTAATAAAACAAAAAAGACCGGGAGGTTTATTAGCATAAATGGCAACCTTTCCAAGCGTCACACCCACATATCAAGGTTTTTCAAAGAAATCTGCGCCCGCTGTTCGCACAGTAAGGTTTGCAGATGGATTTGAACAAAGAATATTTTTTGGATTAGCAAGCAATCAAAACCCGAAAATCTATAATGTAAATTTTGAATTAAGCGAAACAGAAGCCGATGTTGTCGAAGCGTTTCTTGATAGCCGCGCAAACGATCAAGATAGTTTTACATTTACACCGCCCGGCGAAGGCTTTACTAAAACAGGAACATATTCACAATCAGGAACGACAGTAACAATCTCAATTACAAATCATGGAATTGCAATCGGTGATGTTTTGACTATTGACTATACTTCAGGATCAGCAACCGATGGTTCTTTTACAGTTGCAACAGCGGCAGATGCAAACACTTTTACAGTTACAGCGGCATCGAGTGGAACAAATAGTGGAAATGTTTCAATTACTCTTTCAGGTGCAAAATTATTTGTGTGTGAAACTTGGTCAAAATCTATTCCTTACAATAATAGGGCGTCAATCAGCGCAACATTCAGACAGGTGTTTGAACCATGAGTACAGATAAAATTGTAAGTGAATTACAGAAAGTTAATCCGTCAGCGGTCATTGAACTTTTTACTTTAACTCTTGATAATTCATTGCACGGCGCAACGACAGTTTATCGTTTTCACGCGGGAACAAGTTTAAAAGATAATGGCGAAATTATATGGCAAGGTAATTCTTATACAAGATTTCCTGTTCAGGCAGAAGGTTTTAAATATGGTAAGGGGCAATTACCGCGTCCAACCCTTACATTTTCAAATGCTTTTGGAACACTTTCTGCAATTTTACTTGAAGTTAATGCACTTACAGCGGGGAATGATTTAACAGGCGCAACTGTTAAAAGGATTAGAACAAAAGCAAGATTTCTTGATGCTGCAAATTTTCCAAGCAACGTAAATCCATATGGAACCCCAGACCCGACAGCGGAAGGTAAACAAGAAATTTTTTTAATTGATAGAAAAGCGGCAGAAAACAGAACTGTTGTTTCTTTTGAACTTGCGGCTGTTTTTGATATGGCGGGAGTTCGAGCGCCAAAACGTCAATGTACTCGATCAGAATTTCCATCCATCGGGTTAGTTTCGGGATGACTTGGAAGGATCAGGCACTTGCTCACGCAAAGGAACAAGACCCGAAAGAATCTTGCGGTTTATTATTAAATATTCGCGGAAAAGAAAAATATTATCCCTGTCAAAATTTAGCTCTTACATCACATCAATGTTTCATAATGAATCCCGAAGATTATGTTGCGGCAGACTTACTTGGAGAAATAATTGCAATAATACATTCGCACCCGATAACACCGCCTGTAGCTTCAGAAGCTGATAAAGTAAGTTGTGAGCAATCAAATTTGCCTTGGCATATCGTCAACCCTAAAACTGAACAATGGGGTTTTTGTGAGCCGACAGGATATAAGCCAGAAATAATTGGTCAGCCGTGGGTTTGGGGCATTTCTGATTGTTGGTCATTAGTTCGCAGATATTACAAAGAAAAATTAAATATAGAATTACGAGATTGGGAAAGACCGATGACCCCTGAAGAATTTGAAGCCGACCCGATGTTTGATCGCTGCGCTTGGCGGACAGGATTTCGTGAATTAAGAAAAGATGAAAAATTAAAAAATAATGATTTATTATTTATGTCGGTTGGCGGAACTGGTTTGAATCATGTGGCGATTTTTTTAGATGGTGATGTTTTGCATCATTTTAGAGATAGACTAAGTTGTAAAGAACCATACAACCCTTGGTTGTTAAAATGTACAGGAAAGAGGTTGCGTTATGCTTCGTAAAATTAAACTGTATGGAGAATTAGCCAAAGAAATCGGCCATAAAGAATTTGAAGATATTAATGTTGCAAACGTAGCGGAAGCGGTTAGTTTTTTAATTAATAATTTTCCAGAATTAGAAAAACATATGGCGACTCGATATTATAAGGTTATTGCTAATAATGACGAAATTGGTGAAAACGAGCTTCACGATCCTATTGGTAAATCAGATATATCTTTTGTACCTGTTATTTCAGGTTCGGGGGGTAATTTCGGAAAGGTGCTTCTTGGAGTGGCCTTAATCGGTTTATCATTTACGCCAATGGGTGCTGGACTTTTTGCTAGCGGTTCTAGTGCGGGTCTGGCTGGTGGTGGTGGTTTAATCGGTGCAACAGGTTTATATGCGGCGGGTGCTTATGGTTCAGCGGCTCTTGGCCTTATCGGCACGGGGTTAGTTCTTAGTGGTGTTAGTGGGATGCTGTTTCCAACACCAAAAACACCTGAATTTTCTAGCGAACAAGATCCACGTTTATCGTTTAGCTTTTCAGGGACGCAACAAACAAGCAGGGCTGGAACGCCAGTCCCGATTGTATATGGAGAAATCTTCACAGGATCAGTGGTGATTTCTGGCGGTGTTGATACGGAGCAAGTTCAAGCATGACTGATAAAAGAAAAGTTATTCGTGGTTCTGGCGGATCTCCACCACCACCTACACCAAGACAACCGACAAGAACCCCTGACACCTTACACAGTAAGCAATTTGCAACTTTCCTTGATCTTATATCAGAAGGAGAGATTGAAGGCTCTGCAACCGCTTCAAAGGAAGGTTTAACAGATAGGACAACAACAGCTTATAAAAATGCGTATTTAAAAGATGTTTTTTTAAACGATACCCCTGTTTTAAAAGCATCAGCAAATTCATCAAGCCCCGCAGATACAGATTTTAATTTTCAAAATGTAAGTTTTACACCGCGTTTCGGAACTGCAAACCAAACAAAAGTTGATGGAATTGAAAGTTCTTCTTCAATCACGCCTGTCGGTGTTACTGTTACAGCTTCTTCGCCAGTTACAAGACAGATTACAAATACAAATGTTGATCGAATAAAAGTAACTGTTAGCTTTCCACAAATACAAAAAGCAACAACAGAAGGCGATTTATTAGGCTCTTCTGTTCAATTAAAAGTTTCTGTTCAATATAATAGCGGCGGTTTTACAGACGTTATTACAGATACAGTTACAGGCCGCACCGCTGATGCTTATCAAAAAGATTATTCAGTAAAAGTTACAGGGTCTTTCCCTGTCGATATAAGAGTTTCAAGAATTACAGCAGATTCAACAGATTCTTCTTTGATTGATTCTTTTCAATTTGCTAGTTTTGCAGAAATTATTGACGATGCGAATATTTATGCAAACTCAGCTTATAACGCGATAAGACTTGATTCTCAACAGTTCAGTTCAATTCCACGCAGGAAATTCCGTATTCGAGGTATCAAAGTAAGGATTCCGGGTGCTGGCGCTTCTAGTTCTGGTACGCCGACTGTAGATTCTGCAACAGGTCGAATTGTTTACCCTGATGGCTATATATTTAACGGTGTTATGGGCGCTGCGGTTTGGTGTTCATGCCCTGCGATGGTGTTATTAGATTTGCTTACTACTGAAAGGTACGGATTCGGAACGCATATTGCAGATGCAAACCTTGATTTATTTTCTTTTGTAACCGCATCAAAATTTGCAAACACCCTTGTTGATGATGGCTTCGGCAGTCAAGAAGCAAGATTTTCTTGTAATGTAAATATTCAATCTTCAAGTTCAGCTTTTGATTTAATAAATGAACTTTCGGGCGTAATGCGTTGTATGCCGATATGGTCAACAGGTTCAATATTATTAGCCCAAGATTCCCCCAAAGATTCCTCCTTTCTCTTCTCACTTGCCAATATTTCAAGCGATGGTTTTAATTATTCAGGCTCAAGTCTGAAACAAAGACATTCAGTAATATCGGTCAGTTATTACAATATGGATTCGCAAGAAATAGATTATGAGGTTTTTGAAAATACCACACTTTCAGCAAAGATTGGAACTGTTGTTAAGCAAGTAAAAGGTTTCGCGTGTACATCACGAGGTCAAGCGTCAAGATTGGCAAAAGCAATTGCTTTTTCGGAAGCAAATGAATCTGAACTTGTGACGTTTACGACATCAATGGAAGGCGGCTTGATGTGTAGGCCGGGCGCTGTTATAGAAATCAATGACCCAGTTCGCGCGGGTGTAAGGCGTTCAGGAAGGCTTGCAAGTGTTACTTCAACAACAGTTGTTACAGTTGACGACACAGAAAATACAGATTTACCAACAACCAACAGCCCCACATTATCTTTAATTTTGCCTGATGGCACAGTTGAAACAAAAGATATTTCTGATATTACAAACGGCGTTGTAACTGTTTCTTCGGCATTTTCACAGACACCAAACGCAAACACAATATATTTAATTCAAAATTCAACAGTTGAAGCGCAAAAATTTAGAGTAATAACAGTTGAAGAAACAGATTCAACAAATTATACGATTACAGCTTTATCTTACATAAATGAAAAATACGCATTTATTGAAGACGGCGCAACATTACCTACAAGAACAGTTTCAAAATTAAATGATTTACAGCCGCCGCCCTCTAACCTTTCAGCCGTTGAAACAATAGTTCCAATTAATAATCAGGCTGTATCAAAAATATTTTTAAGTTGGCAACCAATAACAGGAGTTATTGAATATCAAGTTAACTACAGATATGAAAATGGAAACTTTGTATCTGAAAAAGTTTCAAGACCTGATTTTCAAATAATGAATAGTCAACTAGGAACATATGAATTTCAAGTTTTCAGCTATAACGTACTCGGACAACTTTCGGCAACTTCTAATGATTTAACTTTTGAAGCTGTCGGTAAAACTGCTGTTCCTCAAGATGTTACAAATTTAACTGTTGAACCTGTAAACGATCAGTTTGTAAGAATTAGATTCGATAAAGCAACGGACGTTGATGTGACTCATGGAGGTAATATTGTAGTCAGACACAGCAATCTGACGAATGGTTCTGGTACTTTTACAAATTCAGTTGACCTTATCCCTGCACTACCGGGCTCTGTAAGTGAAAGTTTAATCCCTGCTATTGACGGAGAAGTAATTCTCAAATTCCGCGATGATGGCGGACGCCTTAGTGATGGAGAAGCATCAATTATTGTTACCTCGCCTGATCCTTTACCAAAACTTACAGTCATTCAAGATAGAGAAGATACTGATTCACCTCCTTTTGCGGGTGCAAAGTCTGATTGTTTTTTTAGTGATGAAGTTAATGGACTTGTTCTTGGTTCGACTACTACCTTAGATACTGTCAGCGATTTTGATTTGATTGGAAATTTAGACTTTTTAGGTGCTGTAGATCAAACAGGTGGCACTTATGATTTTGCAAATGTTCTTGATTTAGGAGGAAAACAACCGCTTAAGCTCAAGCGACATATGGTTACACAAGGTTTTTATCCCGCAGATTTAATTGATAGTAGAACAGCAAATATTGATACATGGACAAACTTTGACGCTGCAACAGCATTTGATGTAAATGCGCGTTTACTTGTCGCAACAACAGATGATGACCCTTCAAGCGGATCCGCAACTTTTTCATCTTTTCAACCTTTAGCAAATGGAACTTTTGTTGCAAGAGGTTTTAAATTTAGAGCAGAACTTACAACAAACGACCCTGCGCAAAGTATAGAAATAGATCAACTTGGATATACAGCAGAACTTGAAAGAAGAACGGAGCAAAGATCAAATATTTCTTCAGGCACATCATCATCTGGTCTTAACATTACATTTGATCAGACCTTTTTCACAGGACAAGCTGGAACAAGTGTTGCAGCAGGCACACAGTTGCCAAGTATTGGTATAACAGCAAATGATCTTGGTGGGACAGATAGGTTTGAAATTACAAATATTTCTGGTAGTGGTTTTAATATTAAATTTTTAAATGCTGGAAATGCTGTTCAAGATAAAACATTTAGTTATACCGCCGTTGGTTTTGGGCGCGGGTCTTAAAATTATGATAACCTAAAAGAAAAAATA